CAGCACCTGAAGGACCGCTTGGACCAGTCGGGCCAGTTGCTCCGTCAGCACCTGAAGGACCGCTTGGACCAGTCGGGCCAGTTGCTCCGTCAGCACCTGAAGGACCGCTTGGACCAGTCGGGCCAGTTGCTCCGTCAGCACCTGAAGGTCCGCTTGGGCCAGTTGGACCAGTTGCTCCGTCAGCACCTGAAGGTCCGCTTGGGCCAGTCGGGCCAGAGGGGCCACCTACTGTATTAGTCAGCAAGATTTCATCGTCCGTGATGGTTATAGCTATTCCATCCCCCACAATGGTTCGGTATGAAAGTCCGGTATGCGTTGAGTTGACGGTGACCAGCGCGTTAGCCGTGGGGTAGTGTGTGAAGAATGCGAATAAATCACTGAAACCAATTAAATAAGATTCCACTGCTCTTATTTCGTGGGTGATGCGGTCTTTTGAATGGCAATCGGCATCACTATCAATATCTAATGTAGTGAAGTTATAACTCAAACCATCCCATGTAGTAGCTGGAAACGATGCTGGTTCTATATACATTTATAATCTATCCTATTTTTAGAGCTGTTAAACTTACGTGGGACACAACCATATCTGTTGTATCGGTATGGTTGGACACAAATAAACTTACAGCGTTATTTAATTCCAATTGAAACAGTCCAGTTCCACTTATAGTTTCAGGTCTGTTGGATCCACCTGGAGATACCTCTGCGTGTGCCGTGGCCTTCACCTGCCCTACGTTGTCAATCATTATACCACCTTCGCACTCCTTATTAGCCACCGATATGGTCTCAACGGACATCGACCAATTTATGAGATACAGTCCAGGAGCTGTACAAATCAATTCATGGGAATTTTGAAATGTGAAGCCAGAAAGCAAACCATTTGACAGCCCGGCACCTAATTCGGTGTCAGTATCTATAGTCGTAATGGTTACAGTCTGATTTATATTTGTTCCATACATTTCGCCATAATATAAATTAGGTGGGGGTCCGCTTGGACCAGTTGGGCCAGTTGCTCCGTTAGCACCTGAAGGTCCGCTTGGACCAGTCGGACCAGTTGCTCCTGTCGCACCTGAAGGTCCGCTTGGGCCAGTTGCTCCTGTCGCACCTGAAGGTCCGCTTGGACCAGTCGGGCCAGTTGCTCCTGAAGGTCCGCTTGGACCAGTCGGGCCAGTTGCTCCTGAAGGTCCGCTTGGACCAGTCGGGCCGCTAGGACCGCCAACAGTTTCAATGGCCAATATCTCGGCCACGACTTGGTCATAGTCATGTGAGTCCACACGGCAATCATCTTCACGACTGTCACGATCTGGATTCCCCGTTGTGCAGCCGTCCCAAATTCCCAATGGATATGTAGCTTTGCGGATTCCCATTATACGCCTTCAATATTAAATGTTGGAGCGGTACCATTTTGGCCAACTAGTTTAAATACTCGGCAGGGGGCCAGCTCTGTGAGTGCGACCTTATGAACATATACACCAAACTGTCGGAGTTGTTTTCTAACTTCTTCTGTAAGTTGATCTTTTACTTTTCCAGATACATTTTCAAGTAGTTCGTCAAGATTCCATTTAGTTACAACATCAACAATTGCAGCTTGTGATATATCGTTGACAGTTGTTCCAACATCCCAATTTAACTCTCCGATAGCCCTGAGAATATCTTTCACTGAGAAGACAACAAGCGCACTAACAACTATTTGCTTCTTATCCTTCGTGGATAACGCCTGCCCTGGCTGATGATTTGTTTGTCTGGCCGTAACAATTATTTCGTGATCTGTTGTTAATGGCCATATCCAGTGCCATCCAGGCTTTAATTCTTTAACAAACTTACCAAATCGCCACTTAACTCCTCCGTGTGTCGCTCGCACTATAATAGGTCTTGGAATAAATTTTAAAACGGCATTAAAAATATCGGAAAGCCACGAGAAGTCCATAAATCACCAAAGTTGTTTAGGACAGTGTTGGGTACCCATTTTAATCTTGTTCAAGAGGGCTGCACCATCGGCTGTAGCCTTACAGCCACACCCCTTGCATCGCTGTTGATCCGGGTCGTACCAATCACATTGCGTGCAGTATTGTGTGTGAATATTTGCCACCTCTTCATCCGTTCTTACTGGTCGGCCAGCGGCCACCCACCCCTTAACGGCCTGCACGTAGGTAGTTAATTCGGTTGTAATGGCAGGGTACTCTTTTGGTATGATTGAATTAATATCACCCGAACAGGCTTTACAAGTCTGTGGGTCTATTAATTTTTTTGTTATGGCACATCTCGCCTTAATTTTTATTGACCCATCTGCGTTTAATTCATTCGCAGTTTCTCGATAAAGACAGTCGGGCCACTCAGACACAAAAACTAGTGGGTTGTCTGTTGTTACATAGCCATATGGACATGGTGGAGTTCCATTTACGTATATCAACTCCGACTGCTGGCCAAGTGTCGGTTGGACATAGAGCGGATTTACAAGGGGTATCAATGAACATAGGCAGTCCCAAGTTTGTCTAAGCGCACATTGGTTACAGGTAGCGTCTGAAATTATTTTTTTGCATGTATTTGCCATACCATTTGTGCATTTGTAGACCTCACTAATGGTTCCGTCGGCAAAGCGTTTAACCGTGCGCTGACATCGTGTGCATTCTACCATAAAGACCTCGGGCATTTCGAATGTGAATCTTCTAGCATTTCTTGCATCGTTTTGGAATTATTCATGAGATAGCAGCATTGCTTATCAACTCTGTAGGCATTACACTGCGAACATGATGTTCTAAAAAATGCCTTGACTGCGTCTGGGGGGCGTTTTTCTAACTGCCTCTCTGGAAGCCGCTCTACTTCTATTAACTCAGCATGGGGGCATTGCATACAGATATGCGAATTCACTAGTGTATAGAATAGTTCAGGATCATCTTTATTTATACACGTGATTAAATTAAATCCAGTTGAGGTATCAAAAACAGCAGATTGAAATTTACAGGCTAGCATCATGACCCTCCACAATCCCATTGTTCACCGATCTTATATGTGCCGCAGCCACCTAGATGAGCACATGTACACTTGCATTGGTGCCCCAGCGAGCCTCCCGGCCCAAAACCGGCACCAACAGCAGTCGGTGACCGTCCGCAGACATCATGCTCCTTATCAACCACCCAGCCATCAGGTGGCTCATTTTGATCCATATGTTTACCATAATGCACCTCGGGCTGCGAAACTGCTCGAATTGAGCTATTATTAATAGTTGACCCATCATCACATTGCTGCACACCCAACGCTGCTGTAGCAAGTTGTCCGGCTCGAAACGCCTCAGCCTCGGCACGCGTGGCAAAGGTGTAGCAACAAGAAACCCCCACACCTGTACAAGGTTCGCCTGCGGACCCTATAATACATCCAATGTACCCGCAAGGTCGTGACATATACGCGATGAATGTTGATACGGTAACCCTATAGGTGCAAACATTTGTATGGGTATTACAAGAAATGCCACACTCTTTGCACGGCTGGTCTTCACTAGGGCCTGCTGCACCCGGTGGTGGTGTCTGTGTACTAGCTTTTGAGGCTTGATTCGCCTTCTTAGCAAGTTCAAGCGCGGTTATAACCGGCTCCTCCTCCACAATATCCATTGTGTCTGAGATTTTACAAACCACAGTCGGGTAGACATCACCAATATCAGACGGATGCTGGTCGCCAGATGATAGTATTATATGAGTCGCATCATCTAGTACCACATCGCCACCCCGTAAAATATGCCCGACTGGCGGTGTTATTATGAATGGGTACCCTGCCCCAGCATTAATTTCGTCTAATGTTGGTGGAAATAAATTTGCTTGGTCGATATCAGCGGGCCAAAAAAACGTGTATGGCTCAGTTTCCCCGGATCGAATAGGAGTTAGACACTCGAAATGAATTGTATTAGCGTCGTTATTATATTGGATACTCGTTACAATAACCTTAACCGGGCTGGCCGACAATTTAGTTATATTGAGTGTGACACAATCAAAAAGATCTAGGTCCAGCATGTGTAGTGGGGTGTCGAATTCTACTTTTTTCCAGGTATTCGCCAGTCGGATCAGCCAAAATGTCGCCGACTTTAGAATCGTGCTAAATGTATTTTGAGTGTAGTAGTTAATTTCAGACGAATTGATCCCATATTTAGTCACATTGTATTTTAGTACTAGTTTATTGTCCACATTGTCCGTTGATACAACCCCTGCATCTGACTCTTTCCACAGCGCGGTGTACTTTGTTACGATATCGTCTGAACTACTGAGTGTAATATTAAATGAGTTGGCTAAAATATCAGACTCAGTTATTGTACGTAATGAGACCGGCTCTTCCGAAAGGTAACGAATATATACTGTGTTATCTCTAGTGTATAAAGCACAGCGTGACTGGTATGCAATGTCTTGCACCAATTGTTTGACATTTAATTTTTCGCGCACATAAAAATTATTGGGATAGTTTACTAGTCGAGCTTTTACCGTGGCCTTAGATGTGGGGTCGAATAGTAAATCGGTGTATTTTGTTAGGAGCCAATCAATAATATCAACGGGATTTGGTCCGATATCAGATGTGAAGGACACATATAGTTCGTCCCCCCAGGACTCGTCAATTTTACTTAGTGCTTTTGATAGGCCAATCTCTGTGACTGTGTACCCAACATAATCGGTCTCGTATATAGTGTAGTATGTGGTTGGGACAGTCATTAATAAGTCTCGACCGGTGGTTTGTTGCTTTTTATATGCAGCAACGTTGTTAATTGTTCCGGGCAAAAGACTAACTATATAGAGTAACTCGGTCTCTCCTTCCATAAAAACTTCCGACCCAGCAGGTAACCAGCAAAAACTACTTGTTGGCATATCATCTAACGCCTTCTGTGACCCTTCGGCCCCATCCATTGTCACAGAGACCCAAGTTGGTTCTTCGGTACATGTCTCACCACTGTGATATGTTTGTGGGACGTACCATGTTTGGTTATCCGTCGTTACAACCCATGTTGAGTTCCAATGGACGGACTCGTAATGGCCACTATAAATAGTTCCAACTGAATGGCAGGGTATCCAGTCGATTGTGTCATACTCTGGATGTTTTCGGTCAATTATTGAAAAGGTTTCGCCATAGAAGACACCAATAAACTGTGCTCCATCTATATTTATTGTAACTTGTTGTCCCTGTGGAAACTTCTCGCCTCCGCGGATTAAGATTGTTGAGTGCTCGTATAGTTTTTGCTGCTCTAATAGACTTTCTAATTCACAGATTGTATCAAATCGGTCTTCAAGACAACTAGGATCTGGACCCCATGTTTCTTGTGTTATTGTAGCTGGTTCTTCAGGTCCACCAGTATCCGAGTTACGAGTACAAGTTGTCTTTAGGCACGTCTCTCCCTGTGCTGCCAGCTCTCCAGAAGCACACTCCCATCCAGACACGCAGGTGTGAGTCCTGGCATAGTTAGGATTCGCTATTTCTCTAGTATCGACAACTGTGCTTTTACACTGTAAGAAGTGGGCCTGACAGATTCGCGGCTCAATTGTAGGGTCATGGATGCCTTCTCCTCGGAGTAAATAGCCCTTTCGGGGCGATCTAACTGACGAGACTTGCATATTACAAACTGTACCAAATACAAGAGGCCAGACTTTTCCAAGCGCGTCTTCTGGGACATTGGGAAAATCGCCCTCTTCCATGGAAAATGCCACTTCTGTGTCAGTTGTTTTTGTCAAGACATCAAATTGTAATGTTCTAGCCCCCTCGCTCCAAACTACTGGGCTAACAATCTCGCCACGAAATAATAGAAATTTTTCAGTGTAGGGGAGATTTTTAAAGGATTGGTATACCCAGCATGGGGCTTTTTGTATATCGTGTGTATTTAAAAGCTCGTGGAGTGTCCCGTCAATATCGTCCAACACAATCGTAGTATTCTGGGAGTCGCTCTCGCCTTTTATTTGGAGACTCGTGTCAAAGTTGGCAATACTAATTAGAGTTGGATTTGGATAGTCTAGGCCATTTATTTTTTGATCCGAATAAGCAACACGGTTATTGGAATCCCCTGCCCATGCGATTTCTACAATAAACAGGGGTTCAGATCCATACTGTTTTTGAAGAGCGGCCAATGCATTTGCTGATAAGGTTCTCATTGGTCACTTTCTTCAAAATCTAATGAAATATCAACTACCTCGCCACCTGGAAACGATTGTGCTGCCCCAGCACCGACAAACTCAAATGGGTTGTTTTGTAAAAAGCCGATCCAAATGACTGAATCGTGGTCAATTATTCGCACGCGAGTATGAAAGTAACTTGTAATAAATGCTTTTAATTCGAGACTCTTATCACGAGAAATTTTAAAGTCCCAATGACATTTTCGACGCTGGTCTTTTTTCTTCGTGTATGTGAATAGTGTTCCATCCATTGTACGTAATGCATTTACTGTGGCCACAGGCTCATTTACATCACCCCAATCTGGACTCGGCAGAATGGTTGTCGTTTGTATATTTGGGTACGGAGCCGCAATAATAAACATCAGTTCACCTGATAAAGAGCCTCTTGATTAAATATTAACGCCTCAGCTATTGTTGGGTACCTATGCACTATTGTAGTAGCTGAATCACTAAAAACTAAAGCTAAACCAGAATCATTATCAAGGATCCGAGACCCTTCAAATTCAAACCCTATGCTCCAACCACGACGGCCGTCACAAGTGGCAGGGCTATTTGGTTTAATCACAACGCCACGCCAACCACGCCCTTCCCAATCAATTACCCGTATCTCTTCGCCGATATGCGAGTGTATAAAATTCTGGACACCTAGCATCTCGACTTTGGTTAAACCAATAAAGGTGCAAGCGATGGTTGTAACTTTTGGCCAAATAGGGTCGGCAAAAACAACTAAACGTCCTCCGCGAGTTTCCCTATTGACTCGATTAAAAGCGCTCCTATCATGTGAGTCTAATTCAGGTGCTCGGAGTGTTATTGAGTCAGCGACCCCGCCCATTGCGGGATATTGCAGTTCAAAGCGTGTCACTGCTGGATCCCACTGAGTTATTGGTAGATTTAGTGTTGGAGCTGCCGGCTGTAAAAGTACATCTGAGGCGCCGACAAAGGGGTGGTATTGTTTATCGATGCATGGATTAATATAATAGTAAGCAACCGACTGCCCTAAATTCAGTGGCTCAATAATAGCACGAGTAAAGCTCCCCTGCAAAGTAATTGTTTGGTTAAAGTGTAAAGTATCAAGAGCTGGTGCCCATTTGCCAATTAAAACAATCTCATTGAATACTAAAGAATCAGTGGCATCAATAATTCGCTTACCCAGGTCTGAAAATACAAGACTATCACTCACAATCAAAGTGTATGGCCTACCAGCGTATTGGACTAGTGTTAAAATATCAGCTACAGTCTCAGTAAAGAAATTATTATTGTTAATTTGTTCCTGGAAACTAATATAATGATTAATTTCAACATAATGCGGACCTTGCCAGTCAATAGTCTCCGAAAAAACTAAGGTGTCTGGTACAAATCGCCAGTTGCCATTTTCAACGTCCACCGTCTCAATGAATGTAACAATATCCCCTGCCGGCCAAAAATCTTGTATAATGTGAAAAAATTCAGTTTGGTCAGTAAAGTCTAATGTATCGGAGGCAGCAGCAGTCTTAGCGCGAGCCGCTGAATCTTCTAGTGTTAGTGTGTCATTGACTTCTACTGCAAATGACTGAGGCAGAAATTCAGCAAATACTAGGGTATCATAAACATGTGGATTACGATCAACACTAAAAGCAATCACTTCTGTATAACTTAAGGTGTCGGCAGTCTGTCGTCGATACTGATTATCGTACCACAACACCTCATACATTTGTCTTGTTACGCGAAGTGAACTAGCTCCACTCCCAAGCACTTCAATATTTTGCCGGGTGGCACGTAAAATACTGTCACCAGTGCCCAGTACTTCAATATTCTGACGTGTTGTTCTGAGTGTCATTAGCCGATCTCAAATCCAATGTAGGCGTCATTAAAAGCGTCAATATCCCACATGCCAGTCGTGTTGGGATCTATTTCACTGATAGTGCTGACAGTTGCATACTCGGTGTCCATAATGGTCGAACTATCAAGTTCTACTTCGACACCATTAGAACTAATGAGTGTCTTCAATATTTTAGACTCTAGATCGGTAATTTTACACGTTGTATTTATTGCCACCCCAATAATATTTGTATACACAGTTGCGGGCCAATATGTAAATAAATCTCGGTGCCCCGTTGTAGCGTCTTCCACATATGTTGTGTCATCGTCCGCCAATGCCCCGTCATCGACGTGGCTGTAATGATCGCCAGTAGCTGGATATATTTCATCAAAATCGGCCACATAGTCAATACGGGGATCGCGCGCCGATACACGGCACTGGCCTAAAAAGTCGTTAGTAACTCCTGATCCTGTGCCATCACAGATATAATAATCATCAACCCACATATACGTGATGTGGGGGTTACTCAATTTAACTCGATTGTTATATTGGTTTGTGCCACTCTGTGTATCAAGGCCAGTGGCACTTAGCTGTGTGTAACTATCTACGCGCACTTCGTACGCACCGACTGTATCACTACATAAAACTTTTAGTTCAATATAATACCATGTGCCCGTGGATATATTGAGTCCACTTGTAGTGTCTAGTAGGGTGTTGGCTAGATAGATTGCAAGTTCGCCGGTGCTTGTTAGGCGTAAATTAATGCCCTGGCTACTACCATCATAGAAAGAGCAAAAGATAGTGTCAGTTGGCGGTAGATGACTAAATTTTAATGCTGCCCCGGAGACTAATGTTGCATCTGTCGTTAAATCCCCAGTCAATAGGCTCGCTCCATTTGACGCCATACGCAGAGCTAACCCAGTCACGCGGCCAGTATCAGGAATCATAAAACTCGCAAGATCCGTGGCGGTATATCGTCGTTCTAAAATAATTGCCGTTAGGCCCCCGCCCAAGGTATTATAACCCTCAAAGCCATCAATCCAAACTAGCATTACCCCACCTCAAAGCCAAAAAGGGCCGAATTAAGATCGGATACAACCCACACATCGTTAGTGTTTGGGTCCAAGACACTGATCTGAGCAACCGTAACATAGCTTGTGGAACTTATAGACTGCGGTGTAAATGTATCGTCGGTACTGTTAGACTGTGCCACTGTTTTTAGATCTATCGGTGTAACATCCGTCACACGGCAAGTGGTATTAATCGAGATACCATTGATACTTGTTAGTGTCGCTAGATCTTCATACTCAAATAGATCTCGATGGCCAGTGGTAGCATCTTCAACATAAGTCGTATCATCTGCGGCAGCACCATCATCGACATCTGCATAGTGGTCTGTAAGTGCTGGATAAACAGTGCTCCAATTTACAGCCGAGTCCGAAGTGGGATTTAGTACGGCCACCCTACAAGGCCCTAAGAAGTCATTATTATTACTGCCGGTACTATCACAAATATAGAGGTCGTCAATTGTAATCGACGTACTGCTGGATATATGTGTACTGAGTCGTACTATATCATAGTAGTCGTGTGCGCCAGCTTTTGTGTCTAGACCGCTATCACTCAAAATTGATTGGCCGTTTAAGCGTACTTCATACATTCCAGACACTGCGCATGTCACTTTTAATTCAAGAAAATACCACCTATTTACTCCGAGGATATTACTACTGGTTGCTAATAACGTCGTGTCCTTATATACCGCGACGCCTCCTCCGGTAGTTAATCGTAGACTTATACCAAGAGTCCCGCCATCATAGAGTGCTATCGTTGGGCCAAAGACCGTTGACATACTTCCAATATAAATAGACGCTCCGATAATTAGCGTGTCGTCTGTTGTGAGGCTGGGTGTAGCGATGGCCCCAGTGCTACCGAGTCTAATTGCGTAGGCTGACAGCCGCCCCGCAACTATTGTGGCAAGATTTAGTCCAGTCGTATAGGCATATCTCCTGGCAACAAGGGCATCGGATAGACTGCCGACAGTCGTATATCCCTCAAAGCCATCAATCCAAATTAAAGCCATGTGAATATTCCAAGTAAAAGGCCAGCCGAATACATTGCTGTATCCGGCCAGCTAGGGAGAGACTAGGGCACATTAAGCGTGTATGTCACTTTAAGTGTGTCGCCATTTGCGACCGTCACAGTTGAACTAAATGACGCCTCGGACCATAGCGTACCAGTAGTGCCACTTTTTGTGCTATTATTTGTAATAAATAGCCCCTTGAGGGTGGCTGCTGCATTAACAGTAAAGTCAACTGTGCTGGCATTAGTTATGGTACGTGCCGCCGCTGCACCACAAGTCCACTGCGGGCGTGTCGCATTTGAATATGGCACAGCTTCAGTCCAACCGGCGTGTGAGGCCATGGTGTCGGCCGCTGCCCAAGCTGTCCAGCCAGTATTATCAGCAAGTCCAACATACCATGTGGCGGATTGTGAGCCACTTCTAAATTCGGCTTCCATCATGTGATGGACACCTTCGGTCACAATTGCATTAGGTGCTTGATACACACCCAGTAATACACCATCGGCATCCCGATGTTCAGCTACGAACAATCCAATAAACGCTACAGGATCTAACATATTTTTCTCCATCTATTGCGGATTTCGTCACAAAACATTAGTGCCACTTGTTTCGCGCCGGAATCCGCATCTTTCCGGGCGTATATAAAAGGCACCTAACTTAGTTTAATTATCTTTCGCTGAATACCTCGCCGTAATCCACTAGCGATCTCCTTCAAAGTCTGCTGTGATGTTTCACCCCCATTAACACTCACATTAATATCCCCGACATTCGTAACTGGACCACCCCGGTCTCGGAATATCGGCTGTGCTCCACCATTCATTGCCTGTAGTTGTGGGTAGAACTGCTTTGCCGCCGACGCATTAACCACCACTTCACCAGGAGTTAGAGCAGCCATTCTTGTGTCAGTCCATCTTGGCAAAGGTCCACCAGCCGCACGGTATACAGGACTGCCATAGGCCGCTGTCATAGCTGCCCCACCAGCAGCCGAGGCCGCTGCTTGTATTGCTGCGAGTGCCTCAAGGGCCGCTGTTTTTAACGCTATCATATTAACACTGGCCGTCTTAATTGTGGCGGATACGCCAGTCATACCTTGGGACATTGCTGGGACTATTAAACTCGTAGCTCCAAAAGCGACTGGAATTTTAGTCGCATCATTTCCCATCGAATTAACACTTGTCTTTAATGGAACTAGCTCGGTATCTAATGTTTTTATATCGTCTTCAAATTGCTTCTTTTCCAATTTCAATTGAACAGGATTCAAATTATCCAGTTCTTGAATTTTGGTAGTTAGATTCAGTTTAAGATTGTCTAAGGTAGTTGTAAAATCTGATGTTTTAAAAATTGTATCGACAAGAGATTTCTTAGACTCGGGCATTCTAGCCATTGCGGCTTTAAAATTTTCAATACCTGTTCTAAATAGGGCCAACGACCTTTGAAATGCATCTATGTCAGTCGGGTCAGTTGACAGCATCCGTTTCACTGCGAGCTGGATCTCATCTAGTGGTGCCTTAACACTCGGAGCCACACCAGCTAGTTTTGCAATATATGCATCAAGATTCTGGCCAGTTGGCATTGCTTTTGTGCCTTCTTGGAGCTGTGCCGTCAATTCTTTTCCGACTTTATCCGCCTCACCGATAGACTCGGCATTTTTCTTTATGCCCTCGTCTAACTTTTTACGGGCCTCTAGGGCGGCAGCGGCAAAATCTAAATTACCACTTGGGCCGACCACTCGCTGGGTTGCAGGAGATGCCATAACCATCGGCACAGCTAATTGGGCCTTAATCATCGCCATATCAAGTGTTACTTTAAGATTCAAATTGGGTAGGTCTCTTAACTGTGCCACTATCTCATTATGAATTTTATCCAACCCTAAAAAGTCTTTTGCCTTTGGGGACTGGTTAGTAATTATTTGTTGTAAGCCAGCCCAAGCGGCTTTTACCTTATCAACTCCAGCGGCCAATTCTTCTGGGGTCTTAGCTTTTGAGATCTCAGACAATCCATCTTGGTACTGTTTAAATAGACTCTCTGTTTTTGTCAGAAGATCCTGTGATTCTCCAACCTGATCTGAAGCACCCGCCGCTGCTTGCTTTGTTAAATCGATATGCTTCTGATCGAGAGCATTTCGATCTTTATCAATTTGAACCGAGCGCGTTTTAGCTAATAGAGCCATTCGGTCATTTTCCGCACCACTTGCAGACGCATTATAATAGGACTGCGAGCGAGTAAGCAATTCATCAACCAGTTTCAAATCCTCTGGCGTCTTAGCACTAGTTAATTTTGATAGTGCCTGAGATCGTAGTTGATCTCCACGCATGAGTTGTTGCTGGGCTTGGCGCTCTTGAGACCACCGGCCTAGATTATTATTAAACTCCTTATCAGCAATACTGCCACCTCTAGTAGCCATACCTGATTTGAGTTCGTCTATTTTTTTAGCCGCATCGGCCTGTGAGGCGATTGACTTCTGAAGTTGATTTCGTTCGAGTTCTAAAATCGAATTAAAGCGACGTTTAACAACGTCTAAAATAACTGCTTCTGATCTTTTAACAGCATCGACATACTCGGAGTTAAGAAGACGATTAATTTCAGAGATTGAATCAACAGCCGTTTGCAGTCTCTTACGGTATCCTTCAAGTGTAACTTTAGTCTGGGTATCAATAGCTTTGTTTGTAATATCTGTCTGGTCTTTAATCCGTTTTTCAACTTCGTCGAAATATTCTTTCATATTTGTCTTACTGGCAGTCCAGAGGGCCTCTATAGCCTGTCCGATTGCCATACCAGTTAAGAAGGCAGCCATAACTGGATTTGCCAACGCTGCGGCTTTGCCAAGATTGGTGGTGGCTAATGCGGCTGCTGCCATTGCAGAAGCATAGGTTTTTAGGGCAATCACACCAGCTATTGCAACACCAGATAATGCGGCCACAACAACCGTGCTACTTGAAATAGAGTCTATAAGAATAACCTTAAACTCATTTAATAGCGTTCCAGCAGATAAAAGCCTTTCACCCATTTCTGTCCAAGCATTTGAGAGTTCAACCAATGATTTTTTATACTGGGCTCCTGGGGTGCTCAATACCATCTTACTTGCAGCATCGGCTGTTTCTACGGTCGAGTCTTTCAAACTCTTAATAGCGGCGTCAGCGGCGTCGGCATTTGGACCCAACAACCCCATCTCACCCCGGACAGCTCGCACGTTGGCGGTGAATTTCACCATCTCATCTGAAGTGCCGCCCGTGAGGGCTTCAAGCTGGCGTAAGACTCCCATTAATCCGCCGAATTTTAATATGGCGTCCTCGGCGTTTTCAACGCCCCATTTTTGCAGCATCACTTCTTTTAAGGCTTTTGTCGGCTTAATCAATGCAGTCATAACGGCGCTAAGTTGCGTAATAGCAGTGTCGGCTCCAACGCCCTGCTGAGTCATTATTGCGACTGAACCCATTGCCTCTTCAACCGAAATCCCCATTTCACGGGCTGTTGGCCCTAAGCGACCTATTGTATTCGCCAAATCCGAGGCATCCATGCGGCCTATTTTGATTGCCTGAAAGAACATACCTGCCAGCCGACCAGCTTCTGAAGCCTCTAGATTCCAGCCTTTAAGGGCCGATGTAATTAAATTGACGGAGTCGTTTAATGGCGCATTATTCGCAGCCGACAATTTCGCGGCCTGTGTAAAGACATCTAATGATTCTGCCGCAGTACCAACTTGGTTCTGCATTGTCTGATAAAAAGCCAACGAGGTCTCACCAATGGGTCTAGCAAACTCGGCAGAGGTGGCCAGCAGCTCTTGGCGAATTGTTCCCAGTGAGAGGCTTGTATCGTCCATTATCGCGCCAATCTGACCGATCCGCTGAGAGAAATCTGCGGCCGAGGTGACCCCCTCTTGCATACCTTGTGAAACATCATTTAAGGTCGAAATAACTGCACGGAAGGCAACGATGCGACCTAGTTGTGAGAAAAAACTACCGATTCTAGACCCAGAGATTTGTGCCGTGTTTGCAACAGACGTGAATGCATTTTTTAGTTCGTCAACACGAGTCTTTAGGCCACTAATGGCAGGCGTGCTTCCACTTAGTGTTCCAGCAAAGGCCTGTATAACTTGATCCTTTGATATCTTATTTTGATTAACATAATCGGCAAGTGATGCCTTCATGCTGGCGAACTGCTGTTTAAAAGCGTTCGGCGCTGTGCTAGAGATGCGACCCCAAGCAGCAGTAAGTTGATTTACTTGATTAAGGGCCGCAGATGTATCGAATGTCAGTTGTGGTGGTTTAATATTATTAAACCCGGTCTGCATTTGTTTAGCCATCAAGTCAACTTTACCAGTCAAGTCGGCCAAGGCCTTATCCAGACCTCCACCCGCCCCACTAAATTGACGAATAGCAGTTGCAGATGCCGCTAATGATGTATTTAGACTCTCAAGGGCGGATCTTAGGACATTAATATTAGCTATTGTGTCCCCAGTTTCAAACCCTAACCTTTGTACAATTTCTTCAGCCATCTTAAACCTGTCTTGGTACGAGCGTTAGATGCGACCATGGTGACGGCAATGTGACTCCTTTAATAGATTCCAAGAATGCAGCATTGGCTTTATCTTGAAACATATAAGGGCCCGGGGTAATTAACCGAGCGAATAAGTGGCCGTCTTCAGGATTCATATTTGCATTGTTGTATTCGTTATAAATTAGGTGCCATAAAGTGGTTGAATACTCAGCCATATACGCACCATTCCAATTTGTCAACCTACCTTGGCTTCTTGCATCCCCATAAGATGGGCCAGCCATCCCTGGCAGCCCGCCTCCGCCAGTTAGTGAAAAAGTCATCCCAATTCGACTGGCCAATTTTAAAAAAGTGCCGTGTGATGCACCAGACCAAACTGGTATGACTGTTATTGACGCCTGTATCCATGCTCCAACTGCATCTTTGAGTTTTTGTAGGAGTTGTGCGTCAAGAGTTTTACGGTAGCTCCCAGTGTTTAATTTCAGCAGTAAAAAAGAACACGTCATCTTCATGGTCAGCAACCCATAAAATTGGCCGAAGTTATTCTCCTCCGGCCAATTTTATTGCAAATTCATTCTCATCATGCTCACGAGTTTGGTCATATGCCAGTAGTAGTGATTGTGCCCACACATCCAAATCGTCCCAGCATGTTTTTCCTACGAGTTTTACCCCTGGCGGACTTATTCCAAATCTTTCGCAGGCTCGCCAGATAACGAACTCGGCTGTTCGATAGGTTGGCCAGAGTATTGCTCGGGTACCGGCTGCTGACCGAGTAGAAAAACCTTTCGGGCCTCTTCTAGTTTGGTCTCATCTAATAGATTCGCCGACATGACTAATTGAATGATCCGATTGATTTCAACTGTCGCCAGACCGGCGTTTCGGAAGTCTGTGACATAGTTTAACCATGTGCGTGGGTCTTCAATTTTAACAGTGTCCCACTCAATGCCACTTGGTTCTAAGGATCGGATGATTAGATAGGCCATGCGTCTATCTGAGTGCATAGCTATTAGCTGCCGATAGCTTGGGTCATTAGTATTCGGGGCCCAGCCATCTTTTGTTAGTTTACCGGGCGGCTTTGGTTCTGGACAAATTTTTTCAAACTCGTCTAAATCTGACACAGCCCTAGCCCTGATAACAATTGGGCTATCACCACGGGGCAATACAAGAATCTCTTCCTGTGGTCCTTCTACCGTTCGTCCACCAATTTTCATAGTTGTCTCCCTTTGTTTAGACTAGAATATCTGGGCACCTATTAGGTGCCCAGATCTTTAAGCACGATTACACACGGGTGATTGTTGCCTTGGACGCATTACACTTACCCGTGACAGAAATTGTCGCATCCTTTAGACTGAATTCCAGTTTTTCATACCGAAAATCAGGTAGAATGGTAGTCTCATCCTGTGCAGTTCCACAAGGAGGCTCGTGGTCAATTTCAATGTCTACGGCGTATGGCTCGCACTGATCGGCCGAGGACGAGACCCACTCATCGGCCCCACCCTGCTGTTTTAAAGCATCAACAGGAGTGATGGATTCTCCAGTACCAGTTGTTACGAATTCATAGACGAATTCCAGGCTCACATCAAGTGGTTTTTCATCCCCTTCGCGCACCGTGTCTAAATCGCCCCGGTCAAGCATATAGTTATATTCTTTATTTTCTGTATACTTGAGATTACCTTCACCAACCTTAATGTCGATCTGGCAGGGTTGAAAGGTCATTACATCGGCGTTAGCTGGGGTGGCTGCCCCCCACAATGGCGTAAATGTCACATTCGTTGTTGGGCTAGTGTTTGCTGGGGTCCTGGCAGTGACCGTGTATACAGTAGTATTATTAACTGTATTTACTGTAAATCGAGCACCAATTGGAACAAGATCCGCATCAACAGTATTGAGATTTGCCGTTGCGATATCAACATTTGTGTCGTTTACTCCCGGCGTGTCATTGATGACTGCCGTACCTGAGAGACCGTCTCGTATAATAATCGAGCAATCCCGTAGTTCTACTCTGGCCATAATTTAATTCTCCTTTGCAAAGGGTTGTTTTCTGTCTATTCAAGGGTGCGTGGCCACGCCCCTACCGTCTAAAACGCCAAACATAGGCGTATCACGTTTATCTAAATGTTTCAAACCGACCTCATATGTTTATTTTTTGCATCATATTATAACCCTAAAAACCCGAATAATTAGTACAATGCAACTTGTGTGCCAATCAACCAAAATAAGTGATAAAATGCCCGTCAATCATTGATTGTCTAATCCGTTCTGTTCTCCCAAGTTGACCAAAATGTAGAACCCTATTCGGGTCTATTTTACCATGGACGGGGGTCAAACAAAATACCCAAGAGCCGTCATCGCCACTTTCAGAGCCATATTTGTAGACGTTTATAGGACCATCCATAGCATTACCATACGCCCCGCACCACGTTTGTAGATCATATGCATTTATTTTGTCCATTAATTCTGTTAGTAGGATATTGACATCTACTAAAATTCGCCAATAGTCTCGGCTGAGTTCATTACTATACGGGCCTGTTATTCGTAGCTCAGCGTGGTCATAATGGAGTTTTTCTTGCTCGCGCTCATCAATGCCATCGACCAAAAGTGGTAATGGTATTGCCAAAGATACATCACTAAAGTACTTTACAATAGACGCCATAATCCAGCGAGGCCAATTCTTATTCATTGTCGGTGCCTTCTGTAAAATGGAGTGTATCTGATATTGATTCTAGTTTTGCTTCGGGTGCCCCTTGTATCATTTTTCCTGTTATATGCCAGCCTGAGTGCTGTTCAAGTTGTTCAATATTTTTAAGGGCATACCGATGCCCGTCATAGACTATCCAGTCATCAAGGCTCACAATGTATCCGACTGGGAGATCATGGGAATCGATTACAAATTCTCGTGACCCACTATCAAAACTACCACCATAGGCAAACGATTTATTGGCGGAAATCTGTGAAACAGTTTGAATAACCTCTCGCTGTAACTTTACCGGTAGCACAATACAGCGTGGTATCGATATCGATGTCGATGTTATATTTTTAATGCCCGTTGTATAACTTGTACTAGCATCCGTTAATTTGCAGAGAAGAACTGTGCTTCCGAATGCCCGTTTTAACACATATAGTGCCTGACGTATACGCCGATTCAAGTTATAGTTAGTGACATTACTCATTTTAATGACTCTGGCTTATCACAATTTTGACCGACGATACGCGGACAAACACGCACAAGGTACTCTAGAACTCGGCCAATCCATTTTATACACTCTGAACTTTGTGCGAGAGCTGAGGTGGACTTTTCCACCAAATTTTCAAGCATATCTTTCTGATAGGTCTCAAGTTTTTCAACCCGGTCGTATAATTTTTCTTCTCGGCGCCAGTCTCTCCATACAAAGAAGGCAATGATACCTACAAATGGTCCAAATTCCTTTAAAATTGCTGCCCATGGGAAGTCCATAATTGTATCCTTTCAAGCTAAAAAGACCCCTGGGGATTGCTCCCCAGGGGATTTAATTAGGCTAATTAGCCGAGAAGAACACAGCCAAGATTGACATCCAAGAGAGCAACGCCCGCCAAGATATCCATGGTGACAACTGTACCCTGGGTCCAGATATCATAAGCCATGGTTACCCGCATTGCAATATCATTATAATTTGCAACTGCGGCACGGACATTACCCGCCGACGGAAGGGCCAAAGGACGAGTAACTAGGGCTAATGCGTCCCGGTGGAATGCAAAGTTGAATGCCCCCTTCGGACCTGGATGGACAGCTTCATCATTGACAATGGTCTTGTCCAATGGACGGTCTAGCCATATAATGGTCTGACTAGCATTGGTTGGATTGACATAGGCTTCGACAATCGTGTAGACATGCCGAGTGGCTACATCATAGCCAAAAGCTACTAGCTGGCCGATTTGAGGCTCTTTAGTTGAGGTATACCCATCAACCGTAATACCCTTGGCGTATCCGGCTAGATGTCCGCCATCCACAGCACAAGATTTGTAGACCGTTACCACGTCGGCATCGAGCGCGGCATACTTGAGGCCAGCATCAAGAACCACGCTGCTCAAGTTAGCATTGCTGGATATATAGCGAGGTTGGCCGTCATCGTCAACAACCACATAGTCGCCATTTACAGCTCCAGTCAGATCGGCAACTGTTGGAATTGTGGCTACACCAGCAGCGATGGCACCATTAGCAGCCCCGACGATGGTATCAACACCATCTGTGACACCGGGCTGATTTTGAGCCAAGTAGGTGTCAAAGCCAAGGATATGTCCAAGAGCGCCCATACGAAGAGCGGCTCCGCCGTCACCACGCTCATTAGCTTTCAAGAAGAGGTCGGTGCTTAGAATCGACGCCTCTGAATCAGAAGTCAAGACCAACCGACGATTCTGGTCATAGGCGAGTTGCTTGTTTAGAGTGGATCGGGCCTCAAGAACAGTGCTCTTGGAGGTTGTGGAATCCAACTTGCTCAATTTGCCAACACGATTGGCAAGAAAACGATGCACCTGACCACAAATCACGCGATCAACGCCACGACCAATTTCAGCCATAGACGGCTTAATATAAGCGTTAATCAAGTCTTGGAAGGACTTGCTACTTTCACCATCTTTGATTGTGAAAGTATTATAGATGTGCTGATTTAACGGAACAGACACAAGAGTTGAGCTCGCATCTTGTGGCAATACAGAATCCGCGTCCTCTTTACGTCGGAACTGGAAGTTACCCGGTCGTCGGGTATTTACCACGTCACCATAGTTCGCAACCTCCATCGAAAAGTCACGGTGAACTAGATTCGCCATAACCATGTTTTCTTGGAGTTGAGCTAGCCCTTCATTTGCCCAAATCTCTGGGATGAAGGCATCATTATCATTCTCGAAACACGCCACACACACTTGCAATAGATATTTCATAAATATCTCCTCATTAAAATTGTTTGTATTCGACACATTTGACCCCAATTTGATTCGCCGAATATTGGGTACTTCGGTTTAAGCCCAATTTTTGTTACATTACTAATTGGTGGAGTAATAATCCATGTAAATGAACTAGCGCCCGGCTTGGCCGGTGATTAGTAACTACTCTTTTTCAGACCCAGCGCTTCGGGATTGTCTTTCCGAATTCGCATGTATTCTGCCGTTGTTAATTTCTGTTTGTTGATACGGCCAATCGATGCTCCGCCAGGGGCGGTACCGGCACCAACACCAGAAACTACATTGGTTTTGAATAGGTTACCATATAAGTCATCAAGCTCCTTCATACGCTTCACAGCGTCTTCTGGAGACCTGCGTGTGATCTGAGGAGCCCCAGTCTCACTATTAATATCATTCAAATCAACCACCACCTCAAAAACCCCAGTTCCGCGGCCTTGGTCGTCTAATTTTTCAGCAACCTTTGTCATTGGACGTAGAAGTGCAATCATTTGGCCTGGATTGTACGCGTCGTGTTGCACTGCGGCCTCTTGAAGATTACGGTCAACAAGCGTCTGCTTAAATTGGCTTTCCCAACGGATGGCCGAATCCTGCCATTGTTTTGCTTCTTGTGATAGCCGCTCTTCAACCTTCTTTTTGTCGGCAATTAGGGTTTCTTCTTTGGTTAGATAGGTCTTCTGAACGTCCTCTAATTTCGCTTCTAACTGTGTTCTAGCTTCAGCAGTGAGGGTTTTATCTTCTAATGCATGCTTGTACATCCCTTCAAGTTCTTGGTATTTTTTTGTCACAACTTGGTGCGCCTCCGCCAACTTCCGTCTGTCCGCCGCAACAATAGCATTAACCTGATCTTGGTTAAATAACTTGTCAGCTTCACGTTGCTTGGCTGCTGCCGCTGTTGCAGCCTCCGCTGCCGCCGCTGCCTGGGCTGCCGCTGCTTCGATAGCGGCTTGTTCGCCTTCGCCATCAAACATTGATAGTGATACTTGCATTAGATACATAATAATCTCCTCATTGCCCTGCGTTGATGTACATGCCAATTGCAGGTGTATTGGCTATGTATCCCTGGCTGTGAGTCCCAGGTATTAATTTACTCTCACAGTAATGACGGCACGGCCATCCCGTAGAAATGGTTTTAGGATTCGCCACGCCATCGCACTCGGTATTCCATGTAATAAGTGTTCTATTGGTTGTTGATCTCGATTATAGGAGGTCTTAACTCCCGAGTAACTTTGATTTGTGACGCCAAGGTTTTCTAATTCAATATCCGGGTCCACTCCATCGAGTAGTGCGAGAGATATTTCAAAGCAAGCCGTCTCAATATCGACTGGGACTGTTGTATCTGTGTCCCGTGGAAACTCTAATTCTTGTGCCGCTTCGGCCACTTGTATATCTAGTAGAGCCAGTTGATCCCACCCACCAGCCGCTAACACCGCTAGATAAACTGATCGTTTATTACCTTTATAGTTAAGACGGTCTATTATACGTGTTGCCGTGTATAAGGCTTTGGTTTGATTTGTGGCATTTTCCATTTCCCAAGCCTCGGAATGTAGGCGGGTGAGAAAATATGCATTCGCTTTAGTAATGGACCCATACATACTAGTCATTGTCTACTCCCTCACCCCTTGTGGGTAGGCCTTCTTTTTCTAATGCGGCCTGACTCGCGGGGCTGGCTGATAAATCTGATAGGCCCCTTGCAGCGGGGTTAGCATTCGCTCCCATACCACCCCCTTTGCTCTGGGCGACCGCTATTTGAGTTAGCCGGTCTAAATGATCTGCACTAGCCTTACCAGCTTCGTCTTCATTAAAGCCAAGAGCCATACACGCAGTCTCATTACCAACTGCACCAGCTTCTTTGGCCTTTAGTATTACGTCTGGATCACTCGTTGTGTATGGGGCCGTGTCAATTTCTTGGTTGATCTTATTCATAATATCGACCGAAACTCGCCCGGTCAACAGTGAAGTCACTATACATTTTGCAAGTTCTCGCTTCACTGTTTGACCGGGGACCGAATACATCAGATCATTTAGTTTTTTAGCTTCATCTAATCGAGTAGTATCCGATTTTAAACTGTAGCGATCTGGATACTTAATAACTGGTATTTTTCGCCTGCGTTCTACTTTTTCTTCATATGCAGCCCAATATTCGGCAATTCGTCGCTCGCCATTTTCAAGAATCATCCCAATAAAGGACAGTCCAGCTTCCAGGCCTTGGTTGTCCATATCTTTCGACTCCGCAGATATGGAGCGGCCGACTTTATTAGCAACTGCAAGATTAACTAGTTTTCTAATGTCATCTTCGAGTTTTTCTTGGAGCTTAATCGACGCCTCTAAGGGTTCGGACGATGGGTGGATAAAATCTGGGCGGTCCGCCCGGAGATCATAGCGTATTCCCTGTGTCTGACCTATTTGTCGTTCTATAGCTGCTCCTGGTTGACCTCCAGCGGTCGCTGTTCCATCTGGATTCATTGCATGTTTTAGATGGTCACCACCTGCTCGCAAGTCAGTCTGTTCTGTGTAGATTGGCACGTTGGCTTTCAACGCATATGCCACATCGCTAGATCCGAGGTTTAACAGCGCTACCTGATGCTTGCACACATCTTTTAGCACACTGTCTCCAATATCCAAGACACTAAATGGTATTTTATCCAGTTCTAAGATAATTGGGTCTACTGTTGGTAATTCAATATTTTCAGGGGTTATAGGCCGGCCGCTAGCATTAAAAAACTGGACCTTTACACGCCCGTCAATGGGGCATTTAAAGACGAATCGGTATCGCTCATAGCTACCCTGGGGTAACTCAACTGGTAATTGACCACTAAATGTGCTCAGGTCCCCATAATCGACGCATCGATCGCGCAATAAAATAGCCTGAAACTCCGATGGCTGGTCTGGCCTAGAGGCGGTCCAGCTTAAAATATCTTCAACAGGGTACATATATAGATATGGGCGAGCCCCGCGGGAGCCTGCTTTTGTAGGGGAGTCAACTACGGGCATATCGACATACACGCCAACCCGACCCATTGTTAAAAGTTCAGTCAGTACTTGGTACCCCATAAAGGCAGTCATATTGGAGCCACGAAGATCAACACCACCAAAGAGCCCTTCGACGGCCTTCTGATACGTTGTAGTTCCATCTTTTCGCAGGACATCACGCATTCGTTGAAAGATTGAGTTGCGAATATCATTTACTGCGGCCTTTGCAAAGGCCGGCACAGGAGTCACTGCTCGTCTGGCATTAAAGTCGGCTGTACTTTCGCGGGCCGTAAATTTTTGTAGGTATGTATACGCGTAGTCGTCTCCACCGTTGTATGTAGCTCTCCAAATATCCCAGTATACTTGGTCCCGCCAGTAATTGGGGTGCCGAAAATCAATAATTAACTGGTCCTTAGTAGACATTGTATCTTCCTTTATAGGAACGCCGTTACTGGCTGATTTTGTGTATAGCTAGCTGCAAGTGGTAATGCTATTTCACTATACGTGAGGGCGTGAGAAAAATGGTCGGCCCCAGTATCTGTATAACTAGCAACATAATTACCCTGGTTATCTTTTTCGTATATCCTTACTGGTGAAGCCACTTGATCTCTAAACATTCGACTCACATCTTTGGGCAGCAAAATCCGCTTTGTGTGAAAACGACCTAGTGACGCATCCATCCAACTTGTTCTATCAACTGTAGCTGTAGCTGTTCCCAATTCGTCTTCATTGACAGTAATTTCTTTTCCAGTTCGACCACTCCTGTAATTACATAAGGTAACATACCCAGGAAAACGTCGCGCAAACCGTCTAGCGTCGGTAGTAAATGGCATGGCGTCAATAACACAAGCTAATACCTGCCACTCACGCATTAAATAATCTAGTCGCTCAAATTCTGAAGCGAGTATAGTACCCTCCCACAAGAGTCTTCCTATCGCAGCCGCATTAACATCCCGACCAATTCGCTCCAAAAACCACTCCATTACAACTATATGACAAGTTTTACCAACATCGATCCCCATTGTAATTAAACGACCACCGGCTTCTGGCCGCCTATCCTCTTTCGTATGCGTGCTTAGACACGAGTCAAACAAATCATCTGTAATTTTTGCATCTTCGCCTATATATGGGAGCCCCAGTTTTGAATTATAAAATTCTGTCGCCGCTGCCTCATCTCCAAGGCCACGAAAATGTGCTACAACTAATTCGCCTGCCGTGACTGTATATGAGTATAATTGGTTTAAATGAAAACTTCGATGATCCCCACTACATTTATTTGACTGTGCGACCCAATTACCAGTTGCAAGGAATTCTGGCTTTTCTTCTTGTTCAATTCGACCATTACATTCTTTACACTTTAGGAAGGACTCGGAACATCTTGGATCTGTAACTGATTCACCTATAATTTCTACACAGTCCGGCCACTCAAATTGCGTTAATTTTCCGCATCTGGGGCAGGTAAATATCCATTTCTCTTGAGATCCTTGTGAGTATAACTTATGGATGCCTTTATTTGGAATCTTCGGAGTTGAAATTGCCCAAACATTTTTCTCGCGCTGACCGCTTAGTCGCTCTAAAGCTAACCAAATCTGATCTTGATCCATCTCATCCAATTCATCCAGAATCAATGTTGAGACTGGCAATGATTTTAAGTTGTTATCCCCCCGGCTCCCGCGAATGTATAAATTAACGCCGCCGGCTTGTTTTAGACTAATTGTATTCGTGTCAGTAAAAATGGACGCTAAATAGTCGCTATTCAGTAATGCGGCTTTAAATCTTGATTTTGAAAAGTCGGCAGCATTGATTGCCGTCGGTAAGACATAAAGTACATCACGTTTCAAAACGTCTATAGTATAAAAGGCCCGATTAATTGCCACCTCAGTGACACCTAATTGAGCTCCCTTCATTGCAGAATTAAATTGAGCCCGAGAATCACCAATCCCCCTGCACCACGGATGATATTTAAATGAGTATGGTCCTGGAAACGGTTCTCCCATCACCCTACGGTACTCAGCCCATCGAGAACAAGTTGTCAGAACTTGACTTTTTAGGCCGGTCGCCAATGCCTCTCTAAATATACTACTCAAATCACTCATTATTTTCAGCGCCGATATTATAATCTCAGGTTCGCGTGAGTTATCTTATGCGTTCACCTGCTCGGCGCATTAATTATCAATCATTAAAAACATAGGAAGAAGGCTTAGAATTAATTTTAGAATCGTGAGCCAGTTTTCTTTCAACCATTTCCAAATGGATGGCCAGTCGCTTGTTTTTGTGTGCTCTTTTGTGCATTCTTCAATCTTAAGCATCAAGTCTATTTGAGCCCCGTCAGCATTCCGTCGCCGTGGGTGCTTATATGCATCCATCAAAATGGTGTAGTCTTTTTCAGTTAGTCGGCCGTCCTTGTAGCTTTCTTGTAAAGCTCGCCGATAAAGTGGTCGAAATTGTCTCATAGTTAATCCCTCAATGGCTAGTATATTTTGTATTCGACTATCTTTTTTGTTAGTAATGTTCGTAATGTACCTTCAGATATTTTTCCAACAAATCGTTTAAGTTCGCGTGAGTCTTGCAGAATGATGGTTGTTGGTAGGGCTGTGACATTAAATTTGGCCGAGAATTCTTTCTCTTGGTCTGTGTTGACAATTCGTATTTCATAGCCTGTAGCCTGTAGTTTCTCAATTAGAGGTCTAACTGTACGGCAGACCGAGCACCAATCGGCAGTAAAAAATAAGCACGTCATCGTTTCAGTAGCTTTTGGAAGAACTCACGGATTGGTTTTCTTGGAATTATATTATAATCGGGTACAATTTTTGGTTTTGGCAATGTGGGTTGTTCGTTTCTCTTAATTGTGTCAACGATGATTCCAAAGACACCACTTAACTTATTTGACCACTGAATAGGCCGCTTAAGCACAATGTCGATAAGCAATGTGCGTAACCAAACTACAAGCCGTCGCCATATGATTACCATAAGTCATACTCCATTTTTGGATAGCCAGCATATGAACTGATTGCAATACTGTCACCCTGGGCACACATACGATCAATAACAGATGCATCGGCCCAGAATGATCCAACCGGCTGGTTCAATTTTGTTCCGCCATCTATCCACGAGGAGCCCCAGCTATTGAGTATGCAACCTCCAGGACGATCACAAGCCTCATCGATTCCGGCAAGCAGCATAGCATGATTCCACGTGCCGCCAGGAGATAAATAGCCATTTGTATCCCGCCCGCGCTTTGTTCTAAAACCCTGATTACTACATAGAATAACTGGGTATCCGTTATAAACACAATCCCGCGCCTCATCCCAAGACTGCACTAGCGCGGCCCAACCAATTGGGTGCATCTTACACAGGGGTTCTAGGGCATCGGGAATACCTGTCCGACCTAGCTGGCGTGCGACATTACCATCGTAGTCGGTAAAATCCCAGTCTAAATAATTTTGTCGGAGTAGCACACCATACTTTTTTATAAATTCGGCGGCTACATAGCCGTCCATGCCGTCAGAACGATAGGTTTTACCATATAGTTGTCGGCTAATCTCTATCCTGCCACCACCATAGATAACTTCAGTTGCGGCCTTAGCGACCCATCGTTGCGGCGAATTTCGCTTGGCAATTTGAACCGCCGTCAAAATATCTATTCCCAGGCCATACGCATGGCTCACGCAATCGCCAATTGCTTGATTATGTGGCTTTAAAGATGCCCCAGTGACGGCCTCGAAGAAGGGCCACAGCAGAGCTTGCTTACCTAGCCCAGTGCCACGAATCTCAACGTCTAGCTGATTCATGAATGGCTTAGGATTGGATTTAATAAACGTGTCCCTATTTTTTAAACTTTGCACCCATCCAGCACTAATTTGCTGGTCTTCGCAGGCTAATTTTGTCACTTCAGCCGTAAAGGACTCCGCCAGCATTAACTTAGGGAGCGTAAGTCCGGTCGCCAGCCCGGCACCGGCTAATAAGGATCGTTTAAAAAATTCGCGCCTATCCACTATATGCTCACTTTGCGACTAGATTTAAACCGGCTGCAATCTGGGTCCACAAGGCCGCGTGTTGTTCTGGTGTTACAAGTAACCCAGACTCGGCCTGCGTCTTCATCTCTTTTTGTAGTGCCTCTAGGAAGGGCACCCACGCCGTCAAACTGTTGCCCACGGCTGCGCGATTAGCAATCTTCTGAGCCTCAATAATCTGCTCGGCCGTTGTCAGTTGCCCGGCTGTAATTTGCGTGGCTACATCAGTAAAACTCGCGGCCAATTTTGCAGATTCTGCTTTTTTATTGGGGGCATTTACTAACTTTGTGAGCTCGACAACCTTGCCCATCATACCCGTGGCTGGATTAATTGGTAATGGAGTTGGTCCCGGAGTCACACCGCTATCCCCGACTTTTATAATATAAGTCTTTACATCCACATCATTATCATTGGCGCACGCAACAATAAATGTATATTCGCCAGCAGTGCCAGAAGAAAAAACGGCTTTTCGACCGTCATCAAAGACTTCAAAATTTTGCGTGGGAGGTAATGTTTTCCACTTAAAAGTCTTTCCAACAGACTTGGAAACATCGAGACGGGCTAGCTGGCCTACGCCGATCTCATTCGGACCTTCGATAATTATCTCAGCCTTTGCATTAATAACTGGCCCAGGTGATAAATTATCATACACGGCCGATCCTGTATGCTTTGCAATATACTTGTCGTATATTGCAAAACTACCCAGTACTACAAAAATAGAAATAAGAATTGCCGCAGCCCAAGGATTCACTGTTTTTAACATATCTCTCCCCTGTCAATAAGTTTACTTAGTGAGTTTACTCATTTTTTCGATGCTTGCCTGTAGATCTACTTGTGCGTCAATATGGCGAACTTTTTCTTCAAGGATGGCAATTTTGCCAGTGGTTTCTGTCTGTAGTTTTTGCAACTGGCCCCATATTTTATTTTGAAACCCTTTAACTTCCGTGGCAAAGGAATTTTGCAATTGCAGGACTTCAATCTGGTTACGCACAACGCGTTCCTTCAAAGACTCCAAATCGCGACGTAGTTGACAGGTCTCAACGCGTTGATCTACATCTTTTAGGATTTCTTCAAAGGCTGCTAGTTGATCTTTTACATCCTGTGGTAGATGTATTCTTTCTATCAAGTCCTGTAGCGAGTCTATTTTTAATTTAGCTTCTTGTAGAGTTTCGTCTAAATTCGGCATTACTTGAATGTTGTCTGTCAAATTTAAACAATAGCTTTCAAGCTCCTGTATTTTTTGAACAATCACAAGATAGTCTTCAAATCCAGCAGCCTTAGAGGTACCTAGATCCTTGCGTGTCGGTGTCAGTCCATCCCAAACATTCATATTCTATCTCCTCGGCTGCTAAATTTGCTAATTGGCATCTTCGCTATTTAGTCACTGCGACATCAGATTGTGGCTTTGTAGCCGCCAATGTGACAGTCTCTTTTGTTAGGAAGCGCAAAACAATATTGGCCGCAGCTTGTATTAGTACTAACCAGCATACAAGATCTTGGTGAGAGGTCAGAGCCCCAGCAAAGAATCCTGTGCCCGTTGCTACGAAGGTTATTGCATTAACCCACAGTGTTTTTGACGCTAGAAAACTTTTAGTCATAATAAACTACCTTCAACTATCAGGGAGTATACGTTGCCCATGTAACAACACCGTTTACATCCACGTCCAAGACATAACTAGCTCCATTGGCAGGCGCACTGGCGGGTAAGTAGCCTCCCGGGCCGGGGCCTGTTGGTCCACTAGGTCCGCTTGGACCAGTTGGCCCGTCAGCACCTGAAGGTCCGCTTGGACCAGTCGGGCCAGTTGCTCCGTCAGCACCTGAAGGTCCGCTTGGACCAGTCGGGCCAGTTGCTCCGTCAGCACCTGACGGTCCACTAGGTCCGCTCGGGCCAGTTGCTCCTGAAGGTCCGCTAGGACCACTAGGACCACCGGTAGTTTCAAGGGCAACAATTTCTGCCGCCATTTGGTCAAAGTCATTTGTATCTACACGACAATCATCTGAGCGATCGTCTCGGTCTGGATTACCGGTTGTGCAGCCATCCCAAACTTGACCTGGATAATAAGCCTTCTTTGACGCCATGTGTCTGTCTCCTAAATTGCTTGATGGAGTGTGTACCAGCCTGCACCCCATAGATCGGTTAATGTATTAAAATAGGTCTGGTATTTATTCCGAATTGAATTCAAACCCCATGTTTCAACGGCGACGTGCCGAATTTTTGAGCGATCGAGATTCTTAACATTTTTAACCGCGAACACAAATTGATCCAATGTTCGGCATCTAAACCCACTAAAATTATTGCGGACGGTCTCAGTGAAAGCCCCCCAATCTGTAGTAATGACGGGCGTGCCACACATCTGTGCTTCAATAACAGTCATACCAAATGGCTCAATATATTGCGTAGGTGCAAAGGTCGCAATCGCATTCATATACAGAGCAAGCCTGTGAGACCCTGTTACATCACCAACATATTCGATGTTTTTACCTTTATATATTTGTTCGCCCGGCCCTGCAATTACCAATCGAACTCCCAGGCGCTCGCAAGTGTCAACAGCTATCTGAATACCCTTCCTTGGGGTCAGCCGGCCAATATAAAGATAGTAATCTGATGGATGCAGATTTAGTTTGTATTGGTCTGCGTCTAAATAATGTGGAATGACGGTATCATAAAAACGACCGTCTGGGTCAAAGCCACCTTGGGCCCCCCATACATGATGCATATGCGCATAAGATGCAAATACTCTAAACTTTGCAAATGTCCCTAAATACCCAATTGCGTACTCAACAACTTGGACATCGGAGATAGTTTCCAGCGACTGATTCAAAATACCATTTATAACACAGACAAAGTCACCGTGGTTCTTACGCTTATTTATCTCTGAGATAATTTTTGTGTTATATCTTGGCCAGTAGCTGGCAGTACCACTCCAATCCATTATTTCGGGACTCATTATATCAATGTTTTCGGAGCATTCTATGTCACAGCCAACACCATAATGATAGACATTGTGCCCAAGAGACAACATCATTTTGATAAAATTCGCAGTCAGGCATGTAAATGCACACGAACTTTTATCACTAGTTCGAGTCGATGGTAATCCAACTACGTGAAAATTCATCTATTCGACATTCTCTTTTATACCAGAGACAGTTTTCATTATGGCCGCACTTACGTCGTCGATAATAAACTCGTGGTCTGGGATGTCTTTTAATTTGTCTATAAGGATCTGGACTATTTCACCAGCGATTTTTAGCACAGTTGGCTTTGCAAGAAGGCTGCCAAGAGAAGTCTCCATTTTAATCATGGAGGCGACGAGTTTTTCAACCGTGGCCAACTGGTGGGCTAATTCGCCACGAGAGGCGATGAACTCCGAATCAGTTTGTATATTATTCAAGGTCTCTTCGAGCATCATTTTTGCGATGGCAACCTCATCCCGTAAACTACGGAGGGCTTCATGGTCGCCGATCTGCTCATAACGTGTGCGATACTTGAACTTTAATAGATTGTAGAGTCGTTTTTGGTGCTTTTCGGGATCTAGGCGGGTGTGGAGGCTGCAATAGCGATCTTCTTCTAGTGCTTCTTCACTGCACTGGCCATTAGTCCCGGTAAATTCGCATCGTGCCATCTTGACTTTTCTACTTCGTAGTGTATACTAGAATATGTGGAGACAATCTCCCCTATATAATAGAGGGATTTTTAGGCCATAAAATTCCTTAAAATCGTTAAAATCGTCAATTTTCTTCAAAAAGATTGGCATGGAACTTGCATATAAGAGTCCATTGTATCTGTTTTACTTTTTGTACTTAGGAGTTTAATATGTCACAACCACTTATGTCACAAGAACTTACGGCTGCTATTGATCTGATTCAAGCCTCCGGGGGAACGGTTCGCTTTAAGCGTCAGAGTGTTGAACTTTGGGGTCAATCCTTTGAGAATCTAAGGGCATTGGCCGCTGACCCCCGCTGTGAGATTGGTTACCATACTCTTATTGCCAGACTGCGGGGTGGCGCCGATCTCGAAGCCGCTACGAAACGGCGCGAATTGCCGCCCGCATGTCGGCCTGTAACTTGTTGGGGCGAGGAGTTCCCCTCAGTACGAGCCCTATCCCTAGATCCCAGGTGCCATGTGAAATATGAAGCTATCCTACGCAAGATCAAGACGGGGTTGTCAGCGGATGAGGCTGTAGTTGATAGCCGTGTTCGTAAGCCAATCACAAGCATCGAGCAGGCCATCGTATCATGATTTACGAGATTGCGGTCATTTATTGGACGGACGCCGCCATTCATGGAAGTGAATGTATGTCTCGTGAGGCTTGGATCTCCCAAGCATCGTGCGTCTCTGGTGTAGCTGTTGGGCACATTTTACATGAAACAGATGACGAGATAACCCTAGCCATGGATTGGTTTCGTGGCAGCGTCACCGGAGATGATTGTTTTAGGATTGTTAGTACCTATCCTAAGTCTGGCATACAAGAAATCAAACGACAAACAATAAAGGTCTAATATGAGTACAGTGTATCTCGCTGGTCCAATTACAGGGCTTAATTATTCTGGGTGTACATCTTGGCGAACATACGCTAACTCCGTGTTGGAAGACGCTGGTATTCACGGACTCGATCCTATGCGAGGTAAGGATTACCTAGCCAAAGAACAAAGTATTGGCAATGATTATGACTCGCCACTATCATGTTCAAGAGGAATTATGACCCGCGATCACTGGGACTGTACACGATGTGATATTTTGCTAGTGAATTTTCTTGGATCTGCCCGCGTAAGTATTGGCACATGCATGGAAATTGCCTGGGCATATGATAACCAAATTCCAATTATTTGTGTGATTGAAGAGAGTGGTAATCCACACGACCATGCAATGATACGTGAAGCTATTGGCTTTAGGGTAGCTACTCTTGACCAGGGTCTAATGTTAGCAAGGGCCATTTTATGTCAATGAGAAGCATCGATTGGTGGGGCCGCGGAATTAAAGGCACTCAGTATGTCATGCCACCCACTGTTAAATTGCCTCTGTATCCATTTATTGTTGGGATTATCAGCGGATTACTTTTAGGACTTGTAATATGAATATTCTAGTTACGGCGCCACCTGATCTTTCACCCGACTTGTTATGTGGATGTTATTCGGTAATTATTTATAACAAACATTCACAAATCCACATCACACCTGCGATGGTAAATGGGCTATCATTAGAGTTCCCATTTAACCAAGAACACAAGGTCATTGATACAATGCTAGTATGCTCGAAGACTGGGCATATTTTGGTGGAAATAAAACCCAGCTCGGATCCGCATGAATAAGGTAAAGCGATACTTTAAAGATGCTCAGCAAGTTGCCCTAAAAGGCGACACGAAAGATGTACAGCGACACTACCGTCTTGGTGCAGTCGGGGTGCGTCGAGATGGCGTGGCGGTTTCGGCGAGTAACGTGCCATGTAGGCAAACACATGCTAGAGCGCATGCAGAAGCCCGCTTGGTTCGAAAACTTGACCGCGGCTCCGAGATTTATGTTGTGAGGATTCGCCGGGACGGGTCGCTGGCAAATGCTCGACCATGCCCCAATTGTCAGAATACAATGCGTGCCCATGGGGTGAAAAGTTGCTACTATTCAATCTCACAAAATGAGTGGGGATGTATCAATTTTCGATGATTACGATTATTTGCTCAAATAACTTTGAGACCAAGCTGGAAGCTATCGGAGCTAAGATAGTTGACGGTAAATGGTCTGTCACAAGTTTATTGGACACAGACAAAATTGCATTAGAAGCTGGCGGAGCAATTGTTGAAGGTTGCAAGTATCGATGTTGGGGAGAGTGGTTTTCAACTATTTATCAGGTTTCCAGGGATCCTAGATGCACTGCATCATTTAACACAGTTTCAAAACGAGCCTTGGGTCTTGTAGATCTCGATAAGATTGTTGTTGGGCGGGCAAAAACTGACCGGCCAACAATCCGTAGAGGCACTGGTTTAGGGTACAGAGCCACATTCCAGGGCAAAGAATACCCATCCGAGGCCGCTATAGCCAGAGAATTTAATGTCAACTTGCGTAGATTTAGATCCCGCCGTCAATTAGGTTGGAGCCTGGAGGAAGCATTACATGAGTAAATTAGCGGAACATGACCAAGCATACGCGGATGCCGTTACACGAGCAAAGGCCAGATATGCCAATGTAAATAAAGACAGGCTTGTTGCCTGCCTAACGCAACTACGGGAAAGTGCGAAAGTGCATGGGATGACCCATGAGATCGTTGCTGCCTGTGAAGTTATATATGATTTAATGGGGAAATAATGACAAAGAACGAACTAGCGATGGTAACTCTGCGTGTTTGCCAGGGGCATATTAAATTGTGGTACGATATCGAATGGCATTGCGAGTTATATGGGGCTACTGCGGATGGTAACGACCCAACAGAAGTAATTTTAGATGCTTGGGCACAACATTTGCGTCCTAAATATCATACAATTTTAAAAGCTGAAAATGGCATGGTTCCATGGCCCGATGATTGGCTTGATTTTAACTACAACGCGAGCAATGAGGCTTGTGACATGCTAGTTGGGCCCTGTTCTTGTGGAGCATGGCATACATTGGAACAAGATTGGGTCATTGCTAAACTTTTGGAACATAATACAGAGGTAGCTAATGGATAGTGAACTACAAAAACTTGTTGATGCAGTGCAACACGGCCGTATAAAAAATACTACAGACTCCGCCCGAATTATCCGGGATGCTCTACAGGCGAATACGGATTGGGGTAAACAATTGTACAAAGATCTAGCTACCGTCAGGGAAAAGACAAAAAACGCCATCGGGGTACTAAATGCTAACCTTGTAATACAGGACCGAGAGCTCGATAATCTAATCACAGCCCTCGCAGAGAACGCTGAAAAACTAAAAATCTTAAACAACATTATAGGTGAAAATTGAAAGAACGAAATCGATATCCACTCGGGCATAAAACATATCTAATGCCAGGAGACACTCTAAGAGTATGTGTCACTGACCCAATTACTGGCAAGACCGACCAGTTTGACGAGCTTATTGGCCGTGACATGATTGTCGATACTGTAGTTACTTTCGAGTTAGATGAACCAGAATTTGGCCTCTCAGATGGTATTGGAGCTGTCTTTGGACAAAAATGTACTAACTAGAATTGACGACAAAGACATATATGTAGCTATTCGGTTAGCCGCGGTTAAATATGACGCATATAACCCTGAACAAATTGTTTCGCTTCTTCAAGGCTGTGTGACTAGTGCAGAGGAAGCGGATTTAATTGTAAAAAGTATGTTGGACAACCCAGATGTATATGGCTCTCTTTTTATTGGGCATGTTCATGGAGCGAGCTTCTAAGCTGGTAGCTTCAAAATCCCTTATGAAACCACCGCCGACTACTACAATAACTTACCACTTGATGAGAGCTGAATAATGGCAGATGACCTAATGGATCTAGCATATGGTGCCAGGGTGATACAGGCTTATTTGAAATGCAGCGAGCCGATTAAAGATGTTGTGAATGACTTGCTACTGATTCTTGAAGATCCTCAAATCAGTCAGAATGACCGGATTATGTCACTACTGACAATCTCAGATGCTTTATTCCCAAGGACACCAAATGTTTAATTGTACTTGTGGCAAGCGAACCGAACTGATAATAATGCCGAAGGAATTTGAAGTCCTTCACGATGGTGTACTTTCAAAAGTGCTTGTAGACGCGCTACCAGTTTATAAGTGCGTTGATTGTGGCGAGATGTACTATGATTATCTGGCTGATAGTGTTATTAGTCAGGCCATACGCGAGCACCACGGACTATTGAATCCATATGATATTATTGAGTGGATGGGTGGTATGCCTGTTGATGACCTATCGAGCAAACTCGGCATCACGTCGAAACTGCTGTCAAAAATACTAAGCGGATCGCTTATATCGTCGTCGGAGGTCGATAAGGCACTACGAGTATTAATGGAGAAGCAATGAACTTTCATATATCTGCATGGTTATTTTGGATCGGCGCTAATGTGTCGACTAGGTGTGGATTCTACCGCTGGAGGCGGCGGTCCAACACATTCTGTGGCATAACGGTCGAAGGTATGATTGGTGGTTGTGGCATGTCGTTTGCACTATGTCCTACATGCTGGGCGTGTTATGTTCAGACACCGTATTCGGATGCATTGGAAGTTCATTTTGGCCCATTTCGACTTATATTCTTTAAATGATACACTATACAACATTCGAGAATTGGCAGACTATACAGTCTGAGGGTCTAAAACCTAGATCGCTTTTAGACTATGAAGCAAACCAGCTAAACCCCATCGTGCGGGACTGGGTTAAAGCTGGTTGTATCTGGGTCTATACTGAGGCACTACATGATCTAGAATTACTTGGCATGCTTTTTGCATTAAGTCAACACCACAAGAGTACGCGGATGGTCGAGTTAGTAGTCTGGTCAGAAGACACTGTATCCCGCCGATTTGAGTTGGAGTACCCTGATGACATATTGCGATTAAGACACTCACTTAAGACCGGTTACTACGGATCCACTCGGTCATTCGATCTAATTCTAAAGCCAGTTCCATGGCATAGTATACAGCTATTGAAACAATATGATTTAAGGAGTGTACTATGAGTATATGCCCCTACTGTCAAAGTCATGATGTTCTTCGTGTTAAAGGCGAAGTAACCTTTGACGAAGAGCATACTAATGATCTAGTTCTATATCTATGTAGTGAACGTGGTGCTATATTCTGGCCACCTGCCGCTGGTTGGTCTGAGTAGTCCAAAAATATCCCCGAGGTCTGGTATGCTACTAGCTGATTTCATTAGTGCAGTTAATGATGGCACAGTGTGTAGCACTATGCTTAAAGAACTGCCGCCAGAAGATCGACGAGAAGCCGGGATGTTATTCCAAGCCACGCGAAAGCCTAAAGCAGCCCCAGTCGAAAAAGTAGTCAAGAAGCGGATTGTACTTTGGTCCCATGATCGAGTACCCTTTAACTATGGATCTGTGATGTATGAGGACGGCCTAGTTATTCACGGCGACTGGGGGCAGTCTGTTCTAATAACTGGCGATAATTTGAAAATGAAGGTATTATGATCCAAGGCATACTACGATGGGGCGTCCTGTATGTGGCTGGTAAGCCTGTGGCACATGTTTTGGTGTCAGAAGACGTGTTTGACCTCGGACGAGATCTGGGGGCATTCTGGGGCCTTTAAAAAGGAGTGTCGTATGTATACATATCGTGGTATAATTGATTTCCTTGTGTATAACAACTTTATTGAAGTTCCAGAGAACGCGATGCCAGCTATTCATATGCAGCCAAGGGAGTATATGGTGAGACAATGGCATGGTGGTTCCAGGATTGTTGTTAGCACTGGCTGCGAGACCTTAGAGTGGCGTTTTGATTCGGAGTATAGGTTTTTAGGTTTCTCTGTTTGCCCATTATGAACAAGATTGAACTCTGTTGTTTGGTGGCTATTGCTATAATTACTATACCTTTGATATTTACAGCATGGGTTATAGTTTATAGTGTCAGTCTACTATTGACTCCGGTGTTAGATTCTCTTTTTGGGAGATTGCCATGATACTGTTCTGGCTAACTATTATACAGATTGTCATTTGGTTTATTTTAGGAGTATTACTCGCTAATGACGTTATCACATAGCTGGTGTGAACCAATGGAGTCGCTATTCAAACGTATTGATTCCCAAGGCGGCTGGCCTCTGGATAAACGATATGCTACCATCCTTCATTCTTTAGCGAGTGAGGTAATCTTTACTGATAATTATATTCGTGATGAGTGGCATACTACACTCTATTCATCTGATGACTACTATTGGTGGAAGATCTCAAAAGAGGGTAGGACGAAGTTTAGGGAGGAAGGGCGTCGGATAAAGGTGGAGGTAACTTATGTATGAGTTAATTGGCATACTATTCGTTTTGATGCTCTTTACGGTGGCACTTGTGTATGGCTTTATGTTTATGGGGTTGAGCTTATGGGTGGCCGCGGGGTGTGCAGCTCTGACTCTTGGGATCCATTTTCTTTTAGCAAGGGATTAACTTATGACACTTGTCTGTTTCTCAGTGGCATTGATTATAATACTAGTGTTTGGACTATTATATGTATTTAAGGATTGGTAGTATATGATTAAGTGCTGGGGAATAAAGTTTAAGAATGTACAAGAGCTATTTGAGCACCCTAGATGCTATGTCTCTAGTGTGTTTGTGCTAAGGAATAGATTAAGGACACTCCCACCAGAGGAGGCAGTGCTACCAGCCTGTATTTGGTTCTGTGGTAAGAAGTATCGTTCTATCTACCACCTACATCATTATGGTTGTGGGGCATCTATGGCAATAGCCACATTGTACCAACGCCTCGGGCTTGTACTTAATGGTAAAAAGGTCACGCCTGAACAAGCAACTTGCCCTAAGATATGGGACCGGCTTAAACAAATGAAAAAGTCCGGCAAATATGCGACTGTCTTAGAATTTAGCGACAATTGGCATAATATTAAGTTCTAAAGTCTTTGGTGCTTTGGACTTAGGTTCTAGATGCCTTGGTTTTTCTATCAGAAAACCAAAAAAAGTATGCCTTTCAATTGATGTAACCACTTAGCCTGTAAGTAGTTATGGCTCGACCAAAAATGACTTACGTCGATTGGCCTCTGAAAATTTAGTAACTTTTTCAAAAAGTGCAATTTTAAGTCGTTATCCTGCAACGACTTATGTCAATTGAAACAGATGTTTATGCTTTTCAAAACACGATTTAGTAAAAAGAGGGTAATTTTTTGAAAAAAAGTATGCCTTTCAATTGATGTAAAGTCTTACATAGTAAGACTTTATAGCTCGACAAAAAATGACTTACGTCGATTTGAAACAGATAAATAGTTTTCTCTCTAAGGAAAGTCGCCTTGTTGGGAGAAAAAAATTATTTCATCTATAAGGGAACTCTTTGGTTTTGGAAAAGCATATTTATCTGTTTCAAATCGACGTAAGTCATTTTTTGTCGAGCTATAACTACTTACATAGTAAGTAGTTACATCAATTGAAAGGCATACTTTTTTTCAAAAAATTACCCTCTTTTTACTAAATCGTGTCTAAAAAAGCATAAACATCTGTTTCAATTGACATAACTCCTTATTGCATAAGGAGTTAAAATTGCACTTTTTCTAAAAGTTACTAAATAATGCCCCTGGACGCGTCAAGAGCCTATTTTACGTCATATCCAGTGGGAGAACAGCGACCACTACAACCAACATACAAGTTACACGTCCTATAGACAATTTAACCCTCCCTATCCACCCCACCCACTCCGCCCCTCCGTCACAAAGCATGTAGATGTAATAGCATAGATAGTACATTAAATATAATTAATATATTCGATGCAACTAGTTTGTTGTCTGTGACCCCGACAATCAACACACTTAGCATCTCTATCATAGATTATACAATCATTATAATTGATTCTAGCGTGTGTAAGGGTTAGATTGTAAGCATGTAGCATGTTGATTGTCGGGGTTAGACACTAAGTGACTAGTGTAGGGGGTATGATTAGTAAATTAGTAATGATTAGTAAGTTGATAATGATTGTAATGATTGTGGCATGTTGCGAAAAAGCATCATGGCATCCAAGGGTACCATTGCGTGAGGTACAAAGGTGCGAGAGGGCGCTCCTCTCGGCAACCGGCTGACCTACGACACGCAACCGGCTGACCTACGACACGCAACCGGCTGACCTACGACACGC